GTTTGGGTGAATCAGAACTTTATCGAAACTACGCCGGGGCGGGCGATACAATATGACTGGGTTGCTGAAAGGCTGGCAAAGATTGTCAAAGACTACAAAGTTATCGGGCTTGCCTTTGACAGGTGGCGGATTGATGATTTAATGGCGGCTATGGCAAACATCGGGCTTGAATATTATCTTGATGGCAGTAAGGATAAAATTAAAGCCGGTGCTTTGCGTATGGTTTCATGGGGGCAGGGGTACGCGAGTATGACCCAGGCGGTCGAGGCGCTTGAAATTTCCGTATTGGATCGCAAATTTATACATGATGGGAACCCTTGCTTGACATGGAATTTTGCTAATGCAATTGCGATAGCTGATGCCGCCGGGAACAGGAAACTTGATAAGAGCAAGACGCGATTCAGGATTGATGGCGCTGTAGCTTGTGCAATGGCGATAGGATTGAAGTCAAGGGATATGGCGGTCGCCCCTGGGCCGTCCATTTACGAAAAACGAGGCGTTTTAGTGCTTTGAAAGGAGGGCGTATGTTTAATTGGCTTTATGAAAACAAGAAAAATGAAAAATTTATAAGAGAAACAGTTGTTTTGATGAAAAGTGAAATTTTAGAAACATTTTCATTTGTTCAAGATTTACAAACATTAACTATAAACGAAAACGATGTTTTGGTTTTACGATACAAAGGGAGGCTGTCTAAGCAAAGTATAGAAAACATTAAAAATTCTATTCAGGATGCGTTTAAAAAAATCAACATTAATCCAATAATACTTTTAGAAGAAGGCATAAACCTGAATGTGCTAAAAAAGGAGGGCGTATGAGGCAATTGGTAATCGGGAACAGAGTTTTATCGGATGATGATGTTTGGGTGTGTGCTGAGATAGGCAGCAATCATGGCGGCGATGTCGACTTATGCGAGAAAATGATAGTTGAGGCCGCCAGGTGCGGCGTGGACGCGGTCAAATTACAAAAGAGGGATAATACCCTTATGTTCACGAAAGCCGCCCTGAATAAGCCATATGATAATGAGTTTAGTTATGGCAAGACTTACGGCGAACACAGGCAGCATCTTGATTGGTTTGGGCGCGATGAGTTTTTCAGGTTTAAGAAAGTGGCCGAAGCTCATGGTGTTTTATTTTTTGCGACCCCGTTTGAGGAGGCCAGCGCTGATTTTTTAGATGAAATCGGCATGCCTTTATGGAAAATTGCCAGTTGTGATGTCAGGAATTTGCCATTATGCCGCAAAGTGGCAAAGTTTGGTCAGCCTGTATTGATTTCAGTAGGCGGGGCGTCAATGGATGATATACAGTCAATGGTCGACACTATTCATCCCATTAATGATGATTTCGCGCTGCTTCATTGCGTTTCTGTTTATCCTAACACCGATTTCAATCTGAATCTGAAAGCGATTACTACTCTGAGGGAGTTTTTGCCTAACCATATTGTAGGATTTAGCTCTCATCATCCGGGGTTGTTGCCGCTAATGGTTGCCCGGACGCTCGGAGCCTCTATTTTTGAAGTTCATTTTACTCTAAACCGTGGCAGTCGTGGAACGGATCACGGATTCAGCATTGAACCTCATGGCCTGGAAATGCTTTGCAACGATTTAAAGCGGGTAAAAACACTGCTTGGCAATGGCGATAAAGTCATAAATCCATCGGAAAGCAAAGGCTTTGTTTATAAATTCGGCAAGGCGGTTCATGCCGCAAGGTATATTCCGGCTGGTAAGGTTATTGAGGTAGATGATTTAGCGATTAAGGCTCCGGCTGACGGCTTGCCGCCGGGTGAATTTGATAATTTAATCGGAAGGGTGTCGATAAACGATTTATCCACGGAATCTATTTTCTCATGGGAGGACTTTGCATGAATCTATTCGATTTGACCGGCAAGACAGCAATAGTTACTGGCGGGAAGCATGGTAATTTGGGGCCACTTTGGGTTGAGACTTTAGCGAGATGTGGGGCGTGGATATCAACACTCCCGATGACTGGCTATTTGCAGAAATGCTCGTTGAAAAAGGACTTGTAACCCTGGGGGTGCCGCATGGGTAAAACATATTTTACAATTAAAGAAGCTGCAAAAATGTTAAAAATAGAAAATGGCCGCATCCGAGAGTGGATAAGCCGTTATTATATTATTCCTGCAAGGCCATCTAATGGTAAGCCATCCCCACATTTTTTGAATCAATATGATTTATCACAAATTGTTTTATTTGAAAAATTATTAAAATTTGGTTTGAATAGAAAAAAAGCCTCACAGTTTATTAAAAGCCCCAAAGATGTTCAAAGGTTAAATTGTTTATTCGGAGGAAATATATGAAACCACCGTTTGAAATGATAACAGATACCGACTTGGAGCAATGGCGATATGATACATTTTGGGAAAAAGAATTTGAAACGATTGCCTGGATCAAATCATTCAAGAATAATGACGTTTTTTTTGATGTCGGGGCTAATATTGGTCTTTATAGCTTTTATTGTGCGACATTGTGGCCTGATAACCTGGTAATTGCATTTGAGCCGCATGAGCAGAACTTCAACAGGATGCTTGACAATATCCGGCTTAACGATTTTACCCGCAGGATTATCCCGTATCGCTTAATGATAGGGGCTGAAACAGCCAAGAAGAGCTTTAAGTCAGACTCGACGGCCATCGGGTCATCCGGGGGTCAGATGTGCGAACCTGGGGCAGATTGCTGCGATTTGTGTCGGTCAATTGATGATTTGATTTGGTTTTCGTTTAGCTTTCCGACTCCGAACCATGTCAAGATTGACATTGACGGCCAGGAGCTTGAAGTCATCAAGGGCATGGCAAAAACCTTGCCGCTGATTGACAGCCTGCTTGTTGAGGTTTCCAGCAATAGCAAGGCGGGCGTAGTTGACATTTTAACGCGGGCGGGATTCACAATGGATAATAAATTTAATACCATGTCGCCGCATAGCAGGGAGCGCCGGGAAAAAGACGGCATTGACGCTGAAAACATTGTATTCTTGAGGGGGTGAAATGAGAGAGATACTTATAGGATGGAATGAAATTTCTAATCATTTGCGGGTAGATCCCAAAACAGCGCAACGATATAAAAAAGAAAAAGCTCTGCCAGTTCAATATGATCCAGCAGGGCATCCTATTACAAGCCGTGTTAAATTGGATAAATGGCGATTTGGGGGCGACTGTTCGACGAATTAGTATTTAAAATGTCTGCACATTCCCTTTTTTTTCCTTAATTGTCTCTGTCAATTTTTAAAATCCATATTTAAAATGTGGTCATAGCAATATCTTCAAACTCTTATGAGGCTTTTATGAATTGGCAATCATAAAAAGAATCAAATCACTATTCAGCAAGCGGTCGAACTCAGTTAACGATCCTAATATGTGGATCAACACGCTGCTTGAATCCCCAAACTTCCGCACTAAATCCGGCGCGATTATTACTCCAGACACAGCCTTAAAGATTTCTACAGTTTATGCTTGCACTACCATCATATCCCAAACGATTGCCAGCCTGCCCATGACCGTTAACAGGTCGCTGCCAAATGGCGGGAACGAGGAAGCGCCTGAGCATCCGCTGTATCCGATACTTAAAACCATTTTTAATCATGAGCAGACATCGTTTGAAGCGCGTGAAATGGGAGTAGGCCATCTGAAGCTGCGTGGGAATTGGTATAATAGGATTGAATTTGATGGCGCTGGCAGGATTGCTAACATTTGGCCGCTTAATCCTCAATACGTTGAGCCGTTCAGGGCGCAAGGTGGGATTTGGTATAAAATATTAGAAAATCCTGAAGGTTCATACGGCGCAAAGCCGGGGATTTATAGCAGCCAGGAATTTTGGCACGTCAAGGGTTTTTCAAAAGACGCAATTACAGGATTATCAACGATTCAATGTGCCCGCGAATCAATGGGGCTTGCTCAGTCGTTGCAAGATTTTTCTTCGACATTTTTCGGAAATAAAGCCGTTCCCGGATCGGTTTTAAAGCATCCCGGGCAGCTTGGCGATGTTGCCCGCAAGAATCTAAAAGAATCAATTGACGAATATTCAGCAAGCAAGCGGCATTCGACTTTGATTCTTGAAGAGGGCTTAGACTGGCAATCGGTGGGCATAACGAACGCAGACGCGCAATTTCTCGAAACCTCAAATGCCCAAGTTCGTGATATCGCCCGATGGTTCCATATGCCTTTGATTCTGTTGCAGGAGCCGGACAATACCAGCACGTACGCAAGCGCCGAACAATTCATGCTNTCTTTTGTTGTNCATACGATATCCCCGGATGTTACGCGGATTGAGCAATCAGCTAACCGGGCGCTGCTGTCTGAGGCAGAAAGAGCTTCCGGGTATTACATCAAAATGAATTTGAAGGGTCTTTTGCGGGGCGATTTTAAAACGCGGATGGATGGCTACAGGGTCGCGCGTGAGGGTGGATGGTTTTCAGTTAACGATATCCGCAAGCTTGAAGATGAATCACCGATTGAGAACGGCGATATTTATTTGCAGCCATTGAATTATAAAGAGGCGGGCGCGGAAGATCCGGCGCCGCAACCAATACAAAAACCCGATACTCAGGGGGTATAAAATGGAAATAGAAAAACGTACTTTTAGTTTTACATGCGAAGAAAGAAAGATGCAGGGTCATGCCGCTGTTTTTAATCAAGAAACAGATTTAGGATGGATGAAGGAAAAAATAGAGCCAGGGGCTTTTAAGTCCAGCATTAAAAAAGACGACATCCGGGCATTATTCAACCATGATCCTAATTATGTACTTGGTCGGTCAACCTCCGGGACGCTGAAGCTATCAGAGGATGATATTGGGTTGAAAATCGGTATTGATCCACCGGATACGCAGTTTGCTCGTGATTTAGCAGTCTCAATTGAGCGCGGGGACATAAATCAGATGTCTTTTGCTTTCCAGGTGCTTGAGGAAGAATGGATCAGAGGCGAAAAAAAAGAGCCGGACAAGCGGATATTAAAAAAAGTCAAATTATTTGACGTATCCCCGGTCACGTATCCGGCATATGAAGGCACAGACATTGCAATGCGATCGCATNAAGCTTGGCAGAAACAAATTGAAGCAGAAAAAAAGCCAGAAGAAAACGAACCATTACAGCCGGACTACCGGCTTGTACATAACCAAAAACGTAAACAACTACTGAGAAAAAAATCATAAGGAGTAAAAACAATGGATAAAATAATTGAGATGAAACGAAAAAAGGCCGAAAAGCTGGCAGCGATGCGGGCGATACTTGATAAGGCCGATGAGGAAAAGAGGGCAAAGACCGATGATGAATTGACGGAGTATCGGAAACTTGACGGCGAAGTTGACCAGATTGACAAGGAAATCCTGGCCGAAGAAGAAGACCTTGAAAGACGGCGCAAGCTGGCCGAAAAGGAACTTGCAGCCAAAGAAACCAGGAAACATCAAGGCCATGAGGACAACAAAGGCGATGCTGACCCGGAAAAAGAGTTCCGCAATGTCGGTGAATATCTGTTCGCTATCGCGCGGGCAAAAAATGACGGCGTGCATGATACCCGTCTTGCCCTCCTGCGTGAAAAACGGGAACAGACAATGGGTGTAGGCGCAACTGGCGGATACGCTTTGCCGGAGCAATTTGATGCTACCATCCGTCAGGTACAGGCGCAACAGGCTATAATCCGGCCCAGGGCGGCGGTTATCCCTGCCGGTTCTCCCCCTGATGCAAAATTGACGTTCCCATCTTTGGATCAAACCGCAGCTCAGAATATTTATGGCGGTGTGACGGTGACGCATACTGGCGAAGGTGTGACCATGACGGAAACAGATGCAAAATTGAGGCTGGTATCCCTTGAGCCGAAGGAATTGAGCGCGTACATCGTAGTAACCCAAAAGCTCCTGAATAACTGGGACGCAGCAAGCGCTTTTGTAACCCGTCAGATGTCTTTGGCAATGACCGGCGCTGAAGATTATGACTTTATGCGGGGCAATGGCGT